AACCCCCCGCCTTAGTGTAATTACTAGGGTAGGGGGTTCTTTTTTGTTGTCTGGAGGATATTTTCTGCCGTGATGAGGTAGCCACGGGAGGGGTTTGGTTCTATCTTGCAGGTAATCGGACGGCCGTACTCGGCCACAGTCTTCATCAGGTTGGCCTTGGTTACCATGAGCACAGTGTCCTCAAGGACGAATGCCCAGTAGTCAGCAGCGCTGACATTTAGACCCGACAGTTCCCAGCTTTGGCTGGCTTGGTAGAAGCACTCGGTCTCTATGTAGAGGTTGCCGGTCTCTGACCATCTACGGTCTGTCTTAACCTCGACGGTCTGACCACCAGTGAGCAACCCGTGTACAAGCTGCTCACCAGCGCGTCCGTCGCGGTAGTCTAAATCCCAAGATGATTGTTTCATTCGTCGGCTAAATCGTCATCCAAGTACTCAGCCATAAGCTCTGCGATATCTGCACGCATCTCCGCTACTAGCTCTTCGATTTCAATAATGGCGAACCAGATGTTCTGCTCACGAATGAATGCTTCGTCCATGTCGTACTCGTATGAGCATTCACAGAAGTCGTTGCACTCATCCTCTGCCTTTGAATTGAACGCAAAGGTTTCCAGTAGTGCAGCTATTAAAAAGAAACCTAGGCCTGTTACCGAAACCGCTGCTACCACTGTCCAAAAATCTTTCATTTACTGTTTCCCTATCGGTGTGTCGTGTTGTTTTTATTTTCCCTGTACAGTAAAATCACCCATGTCGATGGGTGATTTTCTGTCTGCTAACTGTTAACTAACCGCTTACGTAACTGCCTTCTCTGTCTTTCAGAAGTACCTGCCCAGACTCCAGCCAGACTTGCATCAGCAAGGGCATAGGCTAAACAGTCCGCATTCACAGGACATGCAGCACACATCTTCTTGATGGAACGCTCGATTGCTTGTCCCGGTTCTGGAAAGAACATCTCTGTATCTAAGCCAGCGCAGCTGGCTTCTAACTGCCAACTCATTGAACCCATTTGTAGTTATGCCCCTTTGCTATCTTGCGGATTGTCTCTTGCGAAACTCCGTAGCGTTGGGCTAACTCAATAACATTGGGAGACTTCCACGCTTCCTTACGGTCAACATATTCTTCCCGTATCTGGCGCACATCCTCTTCGTTCATTTACCCTCCCGTTTTGTAGAAACCACCGCCCCTAAAATGGATTGGTGTAGAGGAGAATATCTTAGTCATTGAGGCATCGCAACAAACTGGGACAGTGTTGTCCCCAAAGTCTTTGGTTATTTCTTGAACGCTTCCGCAGACCTCGCACTTGTAATCGTATCTAGGCACAGTCCATCCCTTCATCATCTATCGGGGACGGAGCAGTGGAGAATGTGCCGCATTCTTTACACTCCTGCCGCAGGTCATACCAACCCACGGCACGAGTATCTTCGTCCCAAATTACGGTAACTTTGAACATGCGGCATCCACAGATACAAGCAAAGGTAGGGATGCCAGTCAGGTCGTTCATCTCAGGTTGCAGCCCAGACAAACAGACAGGCAATGGCAATGAGAGTGACGATTACTAACGGTAACCATTCGTCATTCTTCATTCGTCTTTAGCCTTGTTGTTCCAGTAAAGCTTGTAGAACTCAAGGTCAAAGGAGAAGCGCTTCATGTGCTTTACCACCGCGCCTGTGTGTGCGTAGAGCGGGATGTCCGCTTCGCGCATCATGCGGAAAAAGTTGATATCCTCAGATACGAACTGCTCGCCTACGCCTGTCTCATTGAAGAACGGAACCTTGCCGTGTACCTCACGCATCTTTGTAGCTACACTGCGGTGCATAAGCACCAAGCCAAAGCCTGCAGCTCCTACACGCACCAGCGTATTAGCTGGCAATGGATGTACATAGGCTAGCCTGTATGGGTCTTCGGTCCAGCTGAAAAGAGCTGGGAACGGAGTCATCAGCGCACGCTCGTTCTCCTTGGATACAAAGTATGTACCCGAGATAACCGGACGAGCTACTGGGTCTGCTTCAGACCAGAGCATCTCAAGAACCTCTGGGGTTACTACGATGTCTGAGTCAATCCAGAGAATCCAATCCCAGTCTGTGTGGTCGTACCAGTAATCGAATCCGTTCTGGCGTTGACGTCCAATCTGGTTGCCTTGGATACGCATTGCAGAGGCAATAGGCACTCCGCCATCAAGGATAGAGTAGACCAGTCCCTCAGTAAACTTGCCGTCTGTTAGTCCGTTGTCGCACCAGCAAACGATAATCTGGTCGGTGTTCTTATTCGCTTTCGGCGGGGTCCCCATTGGTTTCCCGACCGGCTTCTTCTTTGATATCTTCGTCATTGTATGGTTTCCATCCGCCTAGGTGTTGGACAAGCGAGCCCAGCGCACGCTGGACTTTCATACGAGCACCGTCTGGTGTCGTTTCTAATTCCTTTGCTACTGTCTTCCAGTCCTCATGCTCTTCGTAGAACGCCAAGCGCAAGATGTTCTGCTTGGCTTCCGAGAGTTGGTAGAACGCATTGGCAATATCAGCACGCAGCGCTACCCAGTTCATGCCATCGGAGAATTCTCCTCCGCCGCTGAACTTAGAGTTCAAGTCTTTAATCTTGCTAGGCATCTCATAGGTTTCATGCAGGATGCTGGGCAAGAATGCTTCGACTACCGATGTATCGTAATAGTACAAATCGGACAAATCGTACTTGATAATCTTAGCCTTTTCTTTTTCACAGTACTTGAGCGCAGCATTGCGTAGCGACTTAGCTATCAGCTTCTCGCGCTCTTTGTCCGGTAGCGACAACCACTCCTTAAACTTGCGAGGATGGGTCACAAACCAGAGATACATCTCCTGCTGAATATCTACAGCTTCAATCATGGGATAGCGTCTACGGTACTCCTGAGCCAGTTTAGAGACCATCTCAGAGTAATCGTTAAGCCATTGCTCGCTGTGCTTCACGGTAGTCGTATCTCTCCTTTGACAATAGGGACCGCATATGGTGTAACCTTGCGGTTATGTTCAACCAAGATACCGATGCCCTGTTGCCAGTTAGCGATACCGCTTGTCAGGTAGGATGCTTGTTTAAGGTCCATGAGATGACCGACCTCGAGGCCGAAGATGGTATTCGTATCACCATTCAAACCGGTAGTTTCGTGTTGAAGTCCGAGCTTGTGGGTGTGGCCACATACAACAGACTTACCCAGTTTCTTAGCAAGGCTCATAGCTGTGCTGCCGGGGGTCTGGACCGAGCGACCTTCATCTCCGTGCGCCATTACCCATCCGGGGAGCAACTCTTTGAACCCGTGAAGGTACTGAATCTTCAGCTCATCGTATCCAATAAGCTTCTCGATTTTAGTATTCCGCAACGACCTGAGTGCGGGCGCGTATTTGCCAATGTAAGTTTCGATACGGTCTGTGTGATTAGAACGCTGGATGACGAAGCGCTTGTTCCAACCGAGAGCGAGACGGAAGTCGAGCATTAAATCATGCAGTCCGTCGATGTCATCTTGGAGAGTATCTTCATATTCACCAGCCATGCCCTTGTTCCAGCGGCTTGGTTGAGGAGCGTCTAGCTCATCGCCTACACACCAGAGCTCGTCTGGCTTTTCATGCTTAACAAAATCTAATACTGTTTGGATTGCTTTAGGGTCATGGTATGGATATTGAATGTCTGATAAGACAACAACCTTCTTCATGCAATCTACCTCTCCACCGACTGTTTAGCCGGTGTGAGAAGTATGACATACTATGTCCGATTTGTCCCAATCGTTGCGGCGTGTCGCATCATATTATGCACAGTCTTTTCTAAGTCTTCGAGTGTGCCATTGTTGAAGATGTACGAGTCAGGGCCTATGTCTTTGGTTGCATGCTCTGATACATGGTCATTGACCGGACCTATGCCTTCGCGTTCTACGCGCCAGATGATTCCGTTCTGTGCCCAGATAGCCTGCATTTCATTAGGAAAACGCACGTCTGTTACCACTATCTTGTCTTTTTCAAGGACTGGCCAGAGTGTGCGTTGCACCCAGAAGTCTTCACCAAATACTTTACGAGCAGCCATGCCTAGATTCTGTAGTTGTTCGCGTATGGCTGGGTTTTGTTTAGCAGGTTCCCACCCTTGCGAGTCTACAATCATTCGAGTGTGTGCGCTGAACTCATAGGATAGTTCTTTAATCTTATTGGCAAAGGCAATACGAGTGTAGCCGTAGTCCCTGACAAGGATACCTGCGACAGTATCCTTGCCCGACTGTGCATAGCCGCTAAGCCCTATCAGATTCATCGGCAGTCTTCAGTTCGAAGTTAATCATCGGAGTGTCCCGTGCCATCAACTTCTCCCACACTGCAGCTCCCTGTCCCAGTGGAGCAGCTACAAGGAGCGCTGCTAGCGCGATGAGTAGGTCTTCTCCTTTTTTCTTATCTGTTTCATAAGCAAAAAAGATATCATACAGAGAACCAAAAAGGTCCAGAACCGTGCTGTCGGATACCGGTACCCCGATTGACGCTTCCATTTCCCTAACATGTTTCCAAATGCTCCTATCCAGCGGTAATACAATCTCGGATTCGCTCATCTATCCATTCCTTTCCGTACTTAAGGATGACGCTATTTACGTCCTCACCGTCTGGCATGGGGATAACATTCACGTTGGATAGTTCACGACCAACCTTCTTGCCCATCTCTGCGCCAGCTTTGTCACCATCAGCCAAGATGATAACAATATCAAAGTCATCCAAGATGCGGGCATAGTGTGGCTTCCATGAGGAAGCACCGGGTATGCCTACCGTTGGATGCTCTGTCTTCGTAGTCATCATTATACAATCAAACTCACCTTCGGTGAGGCAGATGTACTTACTTGCTGTGAAGACAGCGTTCGTGTTAAACATGGTTGTCTCTGCTCCGGGTAGCCCTAGATACTTAGGCTCTTCCCCGTGCATAGACCTTGTCCGTATATCCACTACGCCGCTAGGCGTGAGGTACGGAATGACTAACCGTCCAGCAATAAACTCGTGACTAGGAAGCGGTTCTACGACCACTCCCATATGAAACATGCGAGCCTCGTCGACCGAGAGCCCCCGTGTTGCGAGATAGTCCTCCGCTTGGTCGATGTGTTGGGAATACTGGATTGTGGCCTTCTGAAGAAATGCTCGATGCGAACTCGATAGCCTCACTTAATGTACCGCCTCTCTCTCTGCGTATTAAATCGTATGTATCACCGGCAACATCACAGCCGTGGCACTTAAACCTATTCAGGTCGAAGTTCACAGCAGCACTAGCGTTGCGGTCTTCATGGAACGGACACTTCATCTTACGCCAGCCGTGTCCACGAGCTGGCACCTGAGCATTGATATGGTTCAGGAAGTCTTCGATACTATGCTTGTCCGTCATTCTTCATCGCTCTCTTCAGTAGCTCAATCCAAATCTTAGCGGGCTGGGTGCAGTACCACTCGTTCACATCCGTCTTCCCCTTACGTTTGTGAAGAACTGTGCCCGTCCAAGCGTTGTCGTTGGACATCTCCAGCTCTAGTTCTGCAACCCATCCGCCTAAGTTCATCGTCGCATGGTTCTTGATTTCGATAGTGACACCAAGAACACCCGAGATGTCCCCTTTGTCTAAGGTAGCACCAGCTAATCGTCGGTCAGCATAAGGAAATCCCTCGTCCTTAAGCCACTTAACGACATCTAGCTCTGCCTTAGAACCCTTTGCTTTAGCTGCGTTACTCATAGCACCATCTCTTCTTGTTCATAAGTACGCACCACATCTTCCAAGTACATCGACCCCGGGTCGAAGGACAATTCTACAAAGGTGTTACCTGTTTGGTCTGCTCTTCCGTAGCGATTCTTCACGGGAGCTACGCATAGGTAGCTATCTATCTGGTTAGGTAGCATGTACTGCCCGATGGTAAGAACCATCGCTGGTATCTGAGCTACCTTACCCTGCAGCGCAGAGCGCGGCTGACATGGATTTCCCTGTGCGCCTTCCTGTGTGTGGTGTAGCACCAGCACAGCAGCGTTGGTATCGCGGGCTAGGAACTTAAGCTCTTTCATAATCTGACGCATGGCAGCGAACTCTTCGTGTCCGTCCAGTGCTATGTCCATCAGGTTGTCAATCACAATCATGGCAGGCGAGCGCCCCCAGATAGTCTCGAACGCGCTGACCTCTTCGTCAATGTCTCGAAGCGTAGGGCTGGACTCGAACGACCAGTAGATGTGTGAGTTGTGGTTGAGGATAGCCTCAGCTCTGTCAGGGTTGTTCTTCAGTATGGTTTCCGCATCCTGTTGTGTCATCTTGCCTGACAAAGAAATCAATCGCATCGCCATGGTGTGAGCATTGGTGTCAGCGGAAAAGTAAAGCGTCGGTTGTTTCAACCGTGCTGCAATATGCAAAGCAATAGAAGACTTACCAGCGCCGGGAGTACCAGCTATGACAGTTACCTCTGCACGACGAAGCACGATTCCGGCTCTCTCGAAAGCCTGAAAGGGAGCCGGTAAGGGCTCCCCTCCAACTTCTGCTTTACGAACGGAACGTCGTAAGGTTTTCATTACTTAATCTTATCGGGTGAAAACGTTACGTATTCTGGGTCGTGCTTCTGTAGGTATTGTGTCTTGCACTTATCAGCAGCACCTGATGGTGATGGGCAGAAGTATCCCTTGTAAATTCCACCATC